CCCAATGTTTCTTCACCTAATTGATCTACTTTTTCTTTAACAGATGCCATTGTAGCTTGAATAAATGCTTGTTTCTTTTCATTGTCATCTAATGCACTTGTGCTTTTACCTATAGATTCTGCATATACATCGTATGCTTTTTGAGTATCTACAATAATACCCAAATTATCTAACATAAGTTTAGACTGCCTACCAATACCAGTTGTTAAACTTTCAATACCAAATATTGCATCTTTTCCAACTGCCTGTGCTAGTCGTTGTGCATTATCAATTAAGTCAGCAAACTGGTCATCACTTTGAACAATACCTAATAACATAGCATTATTTGCTTGTGTCATTAAGTCAATGTCAGATACTGTTCCATTAGTTGCTTTTCTAAACTTATCTAAAGATTTACTATTAAAGCCAACTGATGCACCAAGATTTCCAAATGCCTTAGTTAATTGGTCTGTTTGTCCTTTTAGTATTAATGCTTCTTTTGCAAAATTTGCTATTGCTCTAATTGCAAAAGCACTAACAATAGCACCACCCATAGCTTTGAAACTAGATTTTAATTTATTATTCTGTTTCTGTATATCTTTTTGTGATTTTTCAACCTTGTTAAGTGCCTTAACAGCTTTGTTTACTTCTGCACTTATTAATAATCTTATCTTCTTATCAACTGCCATTCTTACTTACCTCATATTCCCTGATTGAGTTTAATTCGTTATCTATAATTAAAAAATTATCTACTATGAATGAATCGGCTTCATCTAAACTTCTTGCGATGGGGATATTCAAATTCTTGCTCATACGATATTCTCGTATGGTTTCTCCTATCCACTCATCATACAAACATTTAGGATCACAAAATAGAGGTAATATAAAATATAAGTTTCTACCCATAGAAAATTTAGAATCTTGGTATTGATCATAAACCCTATCAATTTCATGTAGAACATCTGTTTCATCTTTATATGCCCTTACTCTATTTGTTACTGGACTTTGCCTTTTATAAGGATACTGCTTGTCGAAGTGTGGATAGCCATAATGACTAAACCACACATAACAAGACAAAGCCATTAGTCTTTTTTTGAAACATCTAAAAATTCAGTTAGAAGTTTCGACAATAGACTATCTATTTCACCCATAGTTAATGGCTTATCTTTTACGACATAATCGCTTTCTGATAAGCCACTTATGTTTTCTACAATTTCAAGACAATCATAGAACTTTCCAGTATCTACTTTGCCTGATACATCTAATGCACCCATTCTTGCTCGTTGTAACTCTCGTTTTTCTTTGTAAGTAGGATTCTTCACTTCCCACTCTTTATTGAACATTTTAACCTTCATTATTTACTCCTCGTTGTTTACCAAGTTGATGATCCATAAGAATCATTGTACTCAAACTTAAATGCTGTACCACTAGCATCTCCATTTACATCTGTAGGTTGTACTACTTTAAATGGTATTGTGATTACTGCACCAGTATCTCCACTTGCATCAAGATTAACTGCTGTTGAATATATTTCACATTCAATATTCATTTCACCAGCTTCTGCTGCATCTATTGTACCATCACCTTGTTGTAATTTCAATGTTGCAGTATTTCCATCTAAAAAGTCTTGTAAGATGTTTTTAGTTGCTACAAAGCTAAAGTTTGCATCATACATTAATGAGATTTCTCCAGTAATGTTTACTGATGGGATACCAAAAGAGTATGCTTCTGCATCTCCATTAGAATCTCTACCAACTCTTGCTACATTGTTTTCAAATGTAAATGATACTGCTGTTACTACCATATCTGATAAGGTTTGTCCATCTACATCAAGTTGTTTCACATCGAAATATGATTCAACTGGTACAACTGGACTACCACTTGCTGCAATGACATCAACTGCTGTTGATATATTTGCTTCTGTTACAAATCCTGCAGATGAAGCAAATCCTGAATAGAATGTTCCACTAAGTAGACATCTACCATCTGACATATCAAAGTTCATTGTCAATGTTTGCAATACTGCACTAGAAATTAATACATCTTCACTTGAACCAGGGTAATATAGCCCTATGTCAAATAGACTAGGAATTCCCGAACCAATATCTGTATTAAAATCAGGTCTTACTAAAGATGCACCTGAAGTTGCTTGGATCGTATGTAGTTCATAAGTTCCAGTTACATCTTCTGTATGATCTTGTAATACATTTGCTAACATTCTTACAATGAAGTTTCTTTCTGCTGGTACTTCAAAATCAAATGTTACAAATCCACCCTTTGCTGATCTGAATTGATCCTTATCTGTTTCAATCATTCCTGCATTATTACTTCGTATCTCTCCACTTTCAATAAGATTGAGAACAGGGGAAGATACATTAATTACAGGAAGCAATTTATATGCAGCACCTGCTGCTGCTACTGTGCTAAATGCTGATGCACCTTTGTTTATTATACCTACACTAAAATCGCTTTTAGAATAGACTTTTCCACTAACTGCCATGTGTTATTTCTCCTCTTTTTTGCTAGGTTTTTTCTTTTGTGTTGGCTTTACCTTAACACCTAGCGATTCAAATTCAGCCAATTCTTCTTTTTTTAACTCTACTTCTTGACCTTTTAATAATTCTCTACAAACCCTATTCGGTGTTTGTGTGTAGCCATATTGAAGTTTAAGTCCACTTACTAATTTATATTTCATGATATTACCTCATTTACATTACATTGAAAGCTGATAATAACATTGGATATAGTTTCATCTTCTTCATCTCGTGTATATTCTACACTAGATACTTGTCCACCATACCAATTTGTTACATTACCACTTTCATAGTTTCTATTATCGAATAAAATTCTTTTTACAACTTCTGCAATCGTTGTCAGTCTGCTTAATTGATTCTCTTTGGTGTATTCTCCACCTTTTCGTAATTGATAATTAATGCTTGTTGTGAACTCTCTCATATGTGCATTACTTGCATAATCAATAAATGTATCTGATTCAGGAACAATTAAGAAACTCTCTTGCCCTCTATGCTCATCAAACACTACTGGAATAGAAGCTAAGTTTTGTTTTAACAACTTATGGATCGTATCAATTACTCTATCTTTATAAATATTTTCAAATTCTATGTGTGCCATTATCCTTGTCCCCTAGTCTTTTTTTTATAATACTTCAAACTTAACTTATTGCCATACTTAGTGTTCTTGCTTTGTCCTTGTCTAGTCTTTTTAGCACCATTACTTCTTCTAGTATTATTTATGTTTTGTTTTGCCATCTTTTTTCTTTCCAAATATCTTTTCCCATCTCTTATCGTATTCTTTCTTAGGGATAGTCATTGGTCTAGGCACATCGCCCTTTCCAGTTCCATTTGGACCTTTGTATAATCTCATTTTAAAATTCTTTTTTGTGATTTAGGTGGGTTTTTCTTTCTACCCCCTGCACTCCATAAAAACTTATCTGCCCAATATGCAGCAGATGATTTACCCTTAGCTATATTCTTTGCATGTCGACTTTTAAATGCTCGTCTTGCTGCAGCACTAAAATTATGTCCTGACTTTTGGTCGCCAAAGCGAATTAGCTTTATCTTATGTTCACCAGTCTTAGCCAATACAACTGCTTTCTTTGTTTTATGTTTAGGAGTTAGTTTAGCTTTATTTACTCCTTTTAAAGCATATCGTTTAAGCAATGATTGTTGTCTTTTATTGTGTGCCACTACTTACCAACTGCTCTCATAGCAATAGTGTGAGATTGTGAAAATGATTTTCCTTTTCTCATTTCAGTTGCCATCTTTTTTAAATGCACTTTTGTATGATGCACTTTATGTGTATTCATTTGCCTTTTTTGAGTAGCATTAAGTCCTTTTAAGGTGATTCCTTTTAAGTTCTTAGCCATTATTTCTTTTTACCTTTTTTCTTTTTCTTTTTATGATATGGCATATCTATCTTCTCTTTAATTGTATTGTGTTAATCCCACTACCTGAAGTATGATCTAATCCTGATACTTCTACTTCCCATTCATCATTGATTGTATATACACCAGTTGAGAATCGTATATAAACTCCATGTGCTACTGGTTGTAATCCACCATCAATTACTCTACCATTTTCTACAAGATTAGTTTTTAAACCCCTATCACTACCTACATAAGAACTAAAGGCAACAGTAGATGTACTCCCTGCTGCAAATGTACCTGCTGTTGTAATGATTACCTTGATTCTATCGAATGCTGTGGTAGGTTGTCCATAGGTATCTACAATCGCACCTGTTGTGCTTCCATTGATTGATACTTCTTTTACTATCTTATCTCTACCATCTTCATCTTGATCTAGTGATATAACACCTGTTCTTATCATATCTAGTAGTCCAAGATTGGTAGAAGGGTCATAGACTTGGTTCTGCAATTCAAGTCCTCGTTCATTATCGTATGGCATAATTGCCATACTTGCAGCTAATAAAGCTGTAGCCCTCACTATGACTTCAGGAAAATCCCTTCCCAAACTATCCCCAGTTCCTACTCCTTTGTTCTTATATATCGGTTTATTGATATATGTTCTAGCAAAGTCAGAACTTCTTGATATAAACTCATCAAAGAGAGTTTTGTTATCCCTACCAGCTGTTACAGCTTCATCAAAATTGGGGTTATGGGTTGATGTGGGTCTATAGTACACCACATCTGCATTTTCATCAAAATAATACTTACCATCAGCATCTATTGCAACTATACTTCCGACTGAAGTCAGTTCAATGTCATTTGCAAAGAGTTGAGAGAACTTCCCAACACTTCCTGCTTGATAGACTGTACTATTACCACTCCCACTATAACTTGCCCAGTTTGAGATAGTTCGTTTCCTGTCATAGTCAAATACAAAAGGGGCTACTAATTGTATGTCACTAATTGTGCAATATGTTTCTAGATATGTTGTCATCTTCTTGTCCTATTAATTGTGGAACTTCTAAATTGTCTATGTGTCTGTGCATTTCTGATGTATAATGTATTACTTCTCTATCTGCTATGTTTTTTGATTGAAGTATAATACTTAATTCTTTTATCTTAGTTATCGTTTCTGCAAAGCCCATTAATCACCCTCTATTATTTTATTGTTCCAAGTTGTTCTTCCATTATGTATGTCTAAGGTAATTAAGTTAAACCAGCCATCATCAAAGAAATCTACGATCCCTACATTATGTGTCCAGTTTACTTTCCTACCCTTTAAAAAATCTTTCTTGATCTTACACAAACAGCCCATACTTTGTGCTATATGAACACCTGAAATGTGTTGCATTACACTTCGTTGGCAATCGTGTACATGACCATAAATCACATTACAGCCAAGATGCATTACAGTTTGTCTGCTATGGCTAACTGAACTATAATGTCCACCATGATAAGCATATAGCTTAGAACCTTCTACCTTGAATAGCTCACCATAAGGATACCAATCGTATCCTCTTTCTTCAATCTTAAATAGATTTTCAGGTAAGTATTGTTCTAGGTATGGGTTTTCTTCTACAAACTGATTGTACCAGGCATCGTGATTTCCCATAGCCAAATACTTCTTCTTACACCCTACTTTCTCTAATGCTTTGTCAATTCTATCCATGTGGAAATTGACTTCATCTGCTTCTTTATCTATCATGGGTAATTGGTACTCCAAAGGGGGTCTTTTTCTTCTTGACCATCTCCAATGGGACACCATTTCACCTTCAGCAAAATCCCCTAGATTAATAAAGACATCTGGCTTTACTTTCTCTATGACTTTTAATGCACAGCTAAATGCTGCTTCGTCATGCAAAGGAAAATGCATATCGCCAAATATTACTGCTGTGCTTTTAATTTTTTTCATGTAGTTGTTGCCCTTTTGAACCACCCATAATAGAATCGTTTTTGGGAAGGTTCTTCGTTTACTATTTTTGAGTAGAACAAACATCGATAGGCTTGTAATCGCTTCTTAGATACTTTACTGGCACTATTTATAGTTATGCTTCCGATAATGCCATCTTGGGCTATTGTCGTGCTTTGTGTGCTATTAATAGTTTCTTGTAGTATCTTAACTGCTCGTGTTTGTCCCATATTTACACACATATCAAAGTAAGTAGCTTTCAATCCATTAGGAAGTTGATCTGCTTTGCTTGGTATCCAATAATCGTTATAGTAAATATTAACTGCATCATTTTTAGTTAATGCTTTAATATCTGTTTCAGGATACCATCGCTTAGCAATACCAAAGTTTGTTTCACCACCCTTATCAAGGGGATCATTTACATAACCCCCTTCATGCTCTAAGACATTATTAATAATATCTTCAAAGGTCATGCTGACTTCTTTACCTTCTCGTAAGTCCTCAAACCACCAAGTCCAAGCATTCCCATTAACACAGTTGTTAGTGTACTCATATCGAATACTGGTAAGTCCATAGGTTTCCCAATAGATAAGAGTACAAACATTAAGAATGGTTGCAATACGAAGTGATAACATAAAGCAATTCCACAAGTCCACCCTACGAAAGGTCGCCAACCACTTACAAATATATTGGTTTGACCAGCTTCTATCTTGTTGACTTCTATCTGTGCCTTGTTTATCTCTTGTATTAATTGTGCTTTTTCCTCTTTGTCCAAAGTAAACTTGTCTACATGACCAGCTACTTTGTCAATGATATTTGCAACCATATTTAATTTAGGCATCTTTTGGACTTCCTTTAAACTTTTCTTTTTCTTCTTTCACTTCTTCTTTTTCTTCAAACGATTCAGTAAGCATCTTAGCAAATGCACCTTCTGCTACATTTTCACGATCCAGATTAAATGCTAATTGTGCTTTGTTTTTACGACAATTTTCAATGTGTTCAATAAGAATTTGTTGTTCTTGTTTTAGTTCATCAAAATTATATTCTGTTTTATCTATTGTTACTTTTCTTTGTTCACTCATTGTTCATAACCCTCATGTTATTGTTAATAAATTCTTTAAGTATATTGTCCACCTATAGTGTGGCTCATGTGAAATGGTGCAGTACCTATATCATCATCGTACAGATTGACTGACCCTGCTGTTGATTGCAATGGGTTATTACTACCACCTATTAGATCACAATCTTTCATTGGTCCACCTGCTGCACCGAATGAATTATCGTAAGCATAAGCACCACCATTTAACAAACTTGCTAAACTTAGATTACTTGTTTCGTTACAATCACTTGATACTCTTAAATGAGTATACATTTTTACATTAGTATTTGGTACTACTGGTAATGCCATTATTCAGCATCTCTTATTGCTATATAGTCTACTAATTCTGCTTCACACTCAGTAAGTTGTGCTTCAAGATTAGTTTTATGTGCTTCACATTGTGATATAGCTTCTGTTACTTGTTTTACTTCAGTCCAATCTACTACTGTTACATCTTTACCTGCTGCATCTTTCATTACTCTTGTATGTTTGATCTCAACTTGTTTAGGTGATGCTACACCTTCTACTGATTTTTCTGCTATTACTTTAGCCATTTCAATCTCCTGTTTCTATAACGAAATTACCTTTTCTAAGTTCGTCTATTTGTTTCTGTTGTTCTTTAATTGCTTCTACTAAATAAGGTATCATTTCCTCATATCGTAAAATCTTGTATTCCTTATCATCATCTGAATGTAATGGTAGTTTCTTCTCATTAACTAAATGTGGTAAAATCTTTTCTACTTCTTGTGCTTTAAATCCTGCACTTAATCTATCTCCACCCTTTTTCCAATTAAAAGTATGTCCTTCTAATTTGCTTACTACATCTAATCCATTATCAATCTTTGTAAAGTTTTCTTTCAGTCTTATATCAGATGGTGTTGATGAATAAGCAATAACATCTTGGTCACAATGGACATCTCCACCTGATACTATTCTCATTTTTTCTGCATTATTTGTTCTCAATGACATACTATTATTAGCATGGTCATAACTGATTCTACCAATATCATTATCAGATACATCTCCAAAGTCTATAAAGGATTCAGCACCATCTGCTGTAGAAAGTCTTAACCCATCTTGGTCACTATGAGTAATTTGTACCTTCATACTTGGTGATGTAGTTCCTATTCCGACATTACCTGAACCATCAATTCTCATTTTTTCAGTACCTGAAGTACCAAATGTTAAATAACCATCAGTACCACCTCCACCTCTATAAAAATCTATAAATCCATTGGTATAAGTTCCTAAATATTCCATACCAATTCTATAAGTCATTACATTAGCAGAAGCTGCATTTCCTGATTCTGCAACAAGTTTCATAGCAGTTCCTGCACCTTCAAGAGAGAATAAATCTGAATTAGTGCCACCAGTAACTTCAAGCTTTGCATCTGGCGATGCAGTTCCTATACCTACATTACCATCAGCCTTTTGTATAGTCATTACATTCGTTGAAGTTCCATAAGAATACACTTGTAATTTATCAGATGCAGCTCTATACCTAATTTGCATATCTGAAGTTCCTGCTGTATTAAAATCTAATCCTGGGTCGCCTGTTGAATCTAATCTAATTACAGCTTCTCCATATAAAGAAAGTTGTCTTGCAGGAGTCGCAGTTCCTATACCGACATTACCATCATTATCAATAGTCATTCTTGTAGTGCCATTTGTTCTAATTTGTAAATCGTGGTTAGACTCCATTCCTAAAACACCATAGCTATCATTTGCATTTAATATAGTGAATGCAGAAGTTCCTCTTGTGATTTTAAAAGCATCTCCTGAAAACTGTGATCCATCAATTTGCAGACCAAAAGCAGGTGAGGTAGTTCCTATACCAACATTACCTGGAATATATACATTACTATCAGCTCTATTAAATCTTAACACTTCATTACCTGATGAACTATTGTTATGTCTGTATAATGAAAATGTATTAGCACCACCATCATAAAGCCATCTCATACCATAAGCTAAGCCATGATTTTCTACAAAGAAATGTTCTATATCACCATTGTCATTAGTAGTATCGGTAACTCGTAATAAATGTCCTTCTATTTTTGGACTTGCAGTATCACCACTTGAAAATACATTTAATTCGTTTTCTACTGATAATTTGTATCCAGGATTTGCAGTTCCTATTCCTGTTCTACCTGTGCTATCATCTACAAAGAAATCTCCACTACCTACATTTAAATCTCCAGTTAATGCTAATGTGCTTCCATCAAAAGTAAGAGCAGATTCTGCAGTTAAAGTATTATTAGGGTTTTTAGTTACTACACCATCATTTGTACCACTTATACTTGGAATGCTCAAAGCAGACTGTATTTCTGATATTGGTGCTAAAGCTGTTCCTTCATCTGCATTATGGACTAATAAACTATCTCCACTTTCTAATGTGTCTACTAGTGGATCCACAGTTGATAAATCTAATTTAAATGTTAAATCAAAAGGGTCTCCTGAACCACCACCATTATGGTCAGTAAATGCTACATCTACACCTGGACCATCTACAAATTTCCAATATTTACCTTGTGCAATACTTACACTATTCGTTCCATCTGTAGCAGTAAATGTAGTTAATTGATTTGTGTTGTTGTCTACATAGTTACTTGCATGGATTGTTCCAGCACTAGCTCCTGCCCAATCAACATGTTCTGCTTCTAAAAAACCTGATAAGTTGTCGTGTACAATAGCACTATCATTTGTAGATATAGTCGCAGTAGAACCTTCGCCTTGTGTGTGAGATACACTAATACCAGTTGATGCCGATACTTGTGCCATATAATTACCAACTGTATGTGTTCCTAAAGTAATACTATTATCTGCTATAGTAGTTGCAATATTTCTATCTGCTGAACCATCTAATGTAAGGTTTGTAGTTCCAGTAATAGGTCCAGTTAAATTTATATCTACACCTGAAGCCCATTTTGTAGCTGTTCCTGCATTTCCAGTAATGCTTCCTGTAATAGTGCTTGAAAAAGTTTTAGCACCACTAAAGGTTTGTGTTCCTGATAAATGAGCAGTATCTGCATCTAAATATGCACTTGCAATAGCAGTTCCATTCCATACTCCAGTACCAATTGTTCCAAGAGTTGTTATTGAGTCATCACCAGTATATGTTCCACCTGCAACTGTTGCTAATGTAGAGTTATATGCTTGAACATTAGTTCCTATTACTAAACCTAAGTTGCTTCTTGCAGTTGAAGCACTTGCCAAGTCTGATAGATTGCTTGATTTTAATAAGTTAAGACTTGCACTACCTGTTACATTTCCTTCAAGGTTTGCTACAAGTGTTCCAGTAGATATTGTAAGATCACCAGTAGCACTTGGAGTTGAGGTTGTTGTACCCAATGTAAATTTATTAGCAGATTCGTCCCATATAATTGCTGCATTATCTCCTGTACTCCCTCGTTCTATGATTAATCCTGAATCATTTGCATTGGAACTTGCCCCACGATTTAATCCTATAATATTATCTGATACATCTAAATTAGTTTGGTCAACAGTAATTGTAGTACCATTGACTGTTAAATCCCCTGATAGTGTAATATCTGCCCCTTGGGTTACACCAGTTAATACTGGGGCTGTTAAAGTTTTGTTTGTTAAGGTTTCCGAACCTGTTAGAGTTACTTCTCCACTTGATACTAAATCTATTGTTCCATCTGTATCTTGATAAGTTACAGTAATGTTGGTTTCAGTATTACCAGTAAACATAGCACCTACTGTATCTTGGATATATTCTGCTAAGGTATCAGACCCAATATAAAGAGTGGTGCCAATTTTTACTTTATTACTAGCAATCAATAGATCACTAGCAGTACCATCTCCATCATATAAAGCACGAAGTGTTCCATCAATCCCACCAGTTTCACCCATGTGGATCAATTGAACATAGCCCTGATTTACAGGTGTATTCCCTATATTAGTATTACTACTCATTAATCAATATCCAATTCTTTATATAATTTTTTATCTGTCATTGTTCCTCTACCATTAATAATGAAAGTAGATTTACTAATCAATCTTTTTACTGGCTTAGGTTCTTTGCATAGATTTCGGCAAAGTGTTAACTTATCTTCATTGATACCTTGTATAGCATCAAAAGTCTTTCCACACTCGCATTTATATTCGTATAATGGCATCTAATTCCCCTTCAAATTTATATTTAATGGTAATATAGGGCTAACCGAAATTAACCCTATATTTAACCTATTTTCAATTAATGCTATTAAGCAACATTAGTGAAATTGACGATACCTATGTTGGCATCATCTACAGCATGTGATAAAGCTGCACCGAATAAACTATCTACAACTACTGAAGTTGCAAGATAATCAATATCGTAAGAACTTTGAACTCGGATATCTTGCTGTTGTGCAAAATAAACTGATTCAGGTCTAAAGATTGAAGCTGCTTCTACAGAAGCATTTCCACCTTCAGCCCAGTCTGTGCTTGGGAATAATTCCATACCATAAGCTGAAATTAATCTACCAGTTGCATTAGGATTTTCTCCATCTCCTCTTACTTGTGCATCAGTAAAATCGCCCAAGCCAAGTAAAGACATATATGATTTTGGAGAAGCATACATATAAGTATTACCATCTCCATAGTCAAATCCTGCATCAAGCAGTTTCTCTAATCCACTACGAACTAAAGTTGTAGTGAATGTGTCATCTGTTGCTAGTGCTACATTATTTGCAGTTGCTGTTTGCACTAATACTGCAATGTAGTTTTCCACTTTTTTAGCTAAAGCATAACCCATTGATTGTGCATAAGCATTGAAAAGTCCTGCTGACTCTTGAACTTTTACTACATCATCAATTCGTTTTGCTGATAAAAAGTGTTGGTCTACTACTAGACTTATTTTAGCATCAGTAGTGTTGGTGTAAGTAATTGCTGCACCTGCACCTAATGATACTGCTGTTTCTTCATCTACTTTAGGGATTTGAAGTGTGTCCCCACCACTTGCTAACATTGAAGACATATCAGTTACCTGATTTCTAAGAACGAATTTTCGTTCTGCATAGTCTAAAATTGCTTCTCTCCAGAGTTCTGGAATAAACGAAGCTGCTGTTGTTTTTGTTACATTTCCATCTGCCATAATTTAAATCTCCTTTAAAGATTTTAGTTGGTTGTATACCCCTCTACTATCTTCTGCCAAAGTTTAGGATTCTTTTTTATATCTTTCCTATCTTCTGCTGACATGTCTGCAAACTTTGTGTTTGTAGCAAACTTGCCACTAGATGTAACTTCTTTAGCATCTAATATTTGCACTTTATTCTTACCCAATCTTTCAATGTGCTTTTCCAACTTAATTGTTGTGAGGTCTTGGTATATTTCTTGATCTTCATCTGAAAGTTGAGTCAACAGATGTTCTCGTCTTTGTTTCTCTTGGATTTCAAAGGTTTCAACAATCGGCTTTAGCTTCTCGTTTTCTACTTTCAATCCTTCATACAAAGATTTGAACTCCTCTTTTTCTTCAAGTCTTTTAGTATCCTGAAGTTTGAGGTTTTCTTTGAGTTCGTTCAACTCAGCTTCTGCTGTTTGGCTTCTTTGTCGGTACTTCTTGCTCTCTGCAATTAAGTTTCCAACTTCGTTATTACTTTCCTGTGTAGGAGTTTCTGCTACTGCTTGTTCTTCTACTATTACTGTTTCTTCGGACATTCTGCCCCCTTATTTTATTATCGTAGTTTTGGATACATACTTTTTAATGTTTCTATCCAAAAGTTCTTTGCCGAATCTCTCGGCTATAAATTCTTTATTCTTGTTAGACAAATCGTAGATGTCATATCCTCGTTTCTCATTACCTAATACTATCTCACCTCTATCATAAGTAATGATTGCAGTATTAGTTGTTCCTGATCCTCTCATACCTCGTAGAGTTCTCCCAGTCAACCTCATATTCACAAATGATGTAGTTGTGTCTGTAGATTGCCCTTTAAATGCTTTTAGCTTACCATTTTTGCCTTGCATACTATTGGCTTTATATTTCTTGTAAGTATCGTTTTTATATCCATACCCACTCTTACCATTTTGGAACTTGCCTTTACTTGCATCAAGTGTAATCTTATCAATCGCATCTTGTGCTAACTTAGACATTACTTTAGAGTTTGGTTTAACTACCTGGTCTATTCTCATACTCTCACCCAATCATGTCTGCAATTATATCCACCTCTACCACCGAAATCTACATACCCTAAGCTATTGATTTCTTCTCTTGTCAATGGTGGTTCTTGTAATGCCTTTACACAAGCAGGTCTAATATTGCCCCCTGATGGTCCAATGTATTGAAACTTAATATCAGGAAACTCTTTAAATGCTTTGGCTCTTGATGTATTACTGAATCGTGCAAAAACATCATTGATTAAGAACGATGCTTCACTACTACTAATAAAAGTACCTACACCAAACCCAGTTTGTAATCCTGCCATAATCTGTGTATTCGTTTCACCAGTAATAATTCCTCTTAACATTGCAGTCTTTAATTGATCTGCATATTGTCTTACACCATTGGTTAAGTAAGTCATCTCGAAGTTCTTCAATTCTCTTAATGTATCAATACTTGCTGCAGATACTTTACCTAATTCTCTTTTAGATAGTTCTCCAAACACTACTGCTATTTGGTCATCAAAGGTCTTGCCTACTCTATTCATTAGCTTACCAAAGCCCAATGTTTCCATTTCAGCAAAGAAGTCTATTTGTTTAGCAATCTGCATAAGTTCGGTATCAGTTATATTACCTAGTCCTGCTACCAGGTTATCTAGTTTATCAAGTAACTGTCCTTGTATATTAGCTATCTCTTTATTATAGAAATCTAAATTAGCCAACTTGCTTTCCTATCTTATCAAGAATGGATTGTGTTTCATTTACTTGTTCAGGTGCTTCAGAATCTATCTGTTCTACAATCGTATCAATCTCTTGCTCTTGTAAGTCAGGATTCTTCTTTCGTAGATAACTCTTTCGTGTTTCAAGATTGTTTGCAAATGCCCAAGTGTAGTAACCGATTTCTTCTTGGCTACTCATTGGCACTTCTCGTTCAGCAAAGTCTACACTAAACTGATCTCCTAATTGAATATTACCTGATACTTCACAGATTCGTTGTGCTATTCTAAATTGTTCTTTCTCAAATGGTCTATAGATTTGTTCTACATCAGATCGCAAGGAATCCATTAGGTCAATCTCATTCATCTTCTTAGATAGCCCTGATTCTTGTTGATTACTAGCCCAGTTGATTCTTACATTGTTTGCTTGTGCTATAGAGTCCACCATATACTTCGTAGAATCAATCATTGCTTGGACATTGGCATTCGGTGTTGCATAACTAAAGTTAGCCCCTTCAGGTAACACTAAAGCTTTATCTTGTCCCATAGTGATTCGTTGTTCGGTATCTAATCCAGTAAATACTGGTTGTCCTAATTGGAATCTTCCATGTAAAGCAAGTTCGGTAAGCATAATGTTAATACTTCTCATACCATCTACTAAGTCATTAGCACCTTCTCTAAAGAAATCTCTAGTGTAAGCATGTCGATGTGCAATGGTAAATGGAATAATGTTTCCATAAGGATTCTTATCACCTTCTACTAAGGAAGTTATCTTACCCTTAGATGAAATCATAAAGTGTTTCCCTTCCATATCATCTGTTCCTTTACTCCAAAACATATACTGTGCATCTTCTGATCTTGCTTGGAGTTGTGATTCTACTTGCCACATCACAGCAAATGGTTCATCTTCATTCGGTTTAAAGAATGGAACAAAGAAATGGATAGGTCTATATTTAAGTTTTTGTTGGTCATCGTCCCAGTAAGTATATAAGCCTTCAGTCCCTAAGAGATAAGTAAGTTGCTCAAATTGTTTCATGAACGAATCAAAGTCCCCTAAGACTTCATTATACTTATCGTTGTATCGTACTGGAGATTGTTGGTAGACTAATGCCCTTCTACTAATAATGTTTCTTACAAGGTTGATATACATTGGTGGAATCTGTGATAATGATTCACTATTAAAGTATTGCTTTAAATCATGTTCAAGATTTGTTCCTTCATAGTAGTCCAATAATCGTTCTCGTTCTTCCATCTGATTATCGTAGCCTTCTTGGATTGTTTCCATCAGGAGTTTATGTAGCATCTGTTCTGTTAAATTATAAATTATCATGTTTCGTACCTTTTATAAAATTTATGTTCTTCGGTTTCCATATGTTTATCCTGGAAGTCCTTGATCAATTGTTGGTTTAATTCGTCCTCTTTTATACTTAATCGATGTCCCCACACCATAGCACTTGTCATGCTTAAAATAATTCCTATACATAATCCTAATAAAAACATTACCATTGGATTGACTTTCCTTTATTTCCCCAATTATACCGAAAATGTAATGGGTAACAAATTCCATCTAAGAAATGCGATAAGGTTTCAGTCTTTAATATCTGCCCATTCTCCAATGTACATAGTTCTAAATCTCTTATTGTGTTTGTACACTTAGGATTGATAAATAAACGATGCTTTCCAGTAGCATCTTCTAACATCTTGTTAAGAACATTTAATCGGTCCTTTTGAGTAGGGTTAGCTTTTTTAGCGATGACTGTGAACCCTGCCTCTTCCAATATCTTATGGTCCGACTTTGTACTATTGCTTGTCCTTGCCTTACCTGCTGGGTCAGGATATACTGGCAACCCTCGTCCCTTTAATTGCATTAGCTTAGCCAATTCAAAGGTGTTAGAGTTCTGCAATCCAATCTCATCAAAGACATATACTTCTCCTGCTGTATTCTCACACATTAGAATAGCAGTCATATAACTTGCTACCCCAAAGTCAATTCCCCAAAACATTCTGCTAGACTTCTCCATTACTCTACAATGAATATCTCTACTAAAGTTATAAGCACATCTATTCGCTGCAGTTAGGAATGATGCTAAATACTCTTGCTCAAATGTTCGCTTATCTAAATTCTTTTTAGCATTCTCTACTTCTTGTTCTGAAATAAAGCCACCATCTAATGTGGTAAACTGCCAACTCTTAAAATCACTATCATTGGATTGTCCTTTAACGAATAGATCATAGAAGTGATTTTGTGTTCCAGTAGGTGTTCCTACAAATAAAGCCCTTCCTTGTGATTCTGCTAAAGTCGGTTGTATAATCTCTCCCCAAACATTCTCTTTCATATAAGAATATTCGTCCATCACTACCATTGTTGTACTGACTCCTCTAAGTGAGTCGGGTTTGTCTGCCCCTTTAAGTTCAATCTTTGCACCATTATCAAGTGTAATAGATAGTTCAGTTTCATTGATAGTTGCTTGTTTGCCTGAAAAGATGTCTTTAAGTAGACTCCAAGATACCATCTTAGCTTGTCTATATGTTGGAAATACAATCCATCTTCTCTCATTTGCTTCCAAAGGTTTTTTAAGTAACCACATAAGACTGAAATAGGATTTACCCCATCTTCTGCCACATACAAGGATTGGAAATCTGGCTTTGTCATCAAGGATTGATTTTCTTTGGTCATCAATCTTCCACTTCATCAAAATTAAATACCTTTATAGGTTCATCTGTTGTATCCTTGATCCCTATGGATTGATTCGGTTTGCCTAAGATTCTATCGGCTAAGAAATTAACAGCAGTCATGTTACCATCTAATGCTTCCTGATAAACTCTATGAACTACTGCTTCAAGCATAGACTTCTTTGATTTACCTACTGGAGTATTAGCTAATGTCTTGATATGCTCATTAAGTGCAAACTCGTTCTTAGGTCTACCATTAGGGTTACCTGAAGTACCCTTAACCCAACCTTTACCAGTTACTCCACCTTTGAGTTTCTTATCGTTGTTCTTTGGTTGTTTTACAACCTTTTTCTTTTTTGTTTTAGCTGCAGCCAAACTAATCACCCCATATTTGAAGGTTATGTTCGTTAATAAACGAAATGGAAGGTGTTACCCTTCTACCTATAGGGGCAAAAAGACTACAAGAAACCCTATTCTAAGGCTTTAGATTGGTGTATCTGTTGATATTGTTGAAGAAATTAATTTATTTAGGACTACAAAAAACCCCTCGATTGAGGGGCTTTCTGCACTTAACTGATATTAAGAGGTATTACAATTGTTTCTTTAACGAACTAATTCTTCTTTTTAACATCTTTATATCTTTTTTATCTTGATCAGTTTGATTATCTTTTTGTGAGATATGCCAAATAAGATTTTTACATTGATATATATCACTATCTATTTTTTTTATTTTATCGTTCATTTTAATCTCCTTTAATTTAATTAACACTATAGTATAAGGGGTTCTATTGCCAATGTCAAGTAAATAAGGAAATTATTTTTTTAGGCAAATCATCTACAAAATTATACACTTTCATATCTGCTGGTAGAGTGTCTATATCATACCTATAGCCATACTTCTTTATGGTGTCGGTGCTAAAGTCCTCTATTAGTTTTAATGTGCCTAATGCTACTTGATGTGGCTCAAATACTACGATGTGTCTATGGGGTATATTGAATTGGATCAGGTAGCTATTGTTATTGGTTAGTTTTTTGGCTTTATGTTCTTTGATGTGGAAATAAGGTATGTTAGCAAATAAGGATTGGACTTCTACCTTTACTGTGATGTTCTTATAGGTAATCTTAAAGTCAGGTGCTGCAGTTATTTCCCTTCGCATTACCCTGATGATTCTATCTTGATCATGGTTATCAAAGGTTAGTGTTAAGTCTTTATATGGTGGCAATGTGAATAGATAAGCAAATACATCTTCTACTAGCCAACCTCTACAGATGTCCATAAAGTGTTGTTCAGGGGTTCTATTGTCCTGAATATGTGCCATTTCTTTACCTAATGTCTTATCAATGGTCTTTAGTTGTTGTTTATATGCAAAGTATTTATCGTGCATATAGTGATGGTAGCTTGTTGTGTTAGATAAGTCTAAAAGTTGGTTATATGCTTTATCTAGCTTATTCATTAATTATCTTCCCCATTGGTCTGCCATAGCTTTTGCAATTCCTTCCCAAAATCTACTTCTTATTTTACCATGATTACCTGAAAAACCTGGACCACTATTGAACCATTTAGCTGTGTATGTTGGTTCATATTCTTCTAATATTTTTGTTGGCTTCAATTCAGGTAAATTCTTTAGCCACAATCTTGTATTTTTACTAAATGGGTGTCCATATTCATAAGGTTGTACTGTTTGTGTGTGTTTTGGCATTTCATATATTTTTGCAGATATTGGATTTTCCACACAAATCTTTTCAATAGGTGCTTCATATAAATCCATAAAAAATTTCTTTCCTTCTAATCCTTTTTTATATCTTTCTTTATTTAGTTTTTTACCTGGATAAAGCCACCTCATACCAGCAACACTTAAATAAGTGCATGGTGGGTGTGCTATCATCATATCCCAACCATCATTAAGAATATCCATAATATCGCCCTGATAATGTCTATCTTCTTTTGTGTAATATTCGCTTTCGCCTGGCAATATATCACAACTAATTGCATCGTGTCCTAATTTTAAAAATTCATCTCTTACAATTCCACTATACTCACAAGCCACTAATATTTTCATTTTAAAACTCCTTTTAATTTATTGCTAAGTGAAATACAAATATCACTATAACTAATATTGTCATTTCAATCATTTTCTTTTCAACCTCAATGTTACTCGCCTTGCTTCAGCTTCTAACTTCTTTATGGCTCTTTGGTAGTAAGTCTTAGCAGATGATTCTGTAATGCCTAGATTAAATGCTATATCATCAAACTTCTTCTTATCAACTGCTCGTTCTATGAAGCATTGATATTCTTGATCTGATAACTGTCTGCCCCCTACTACTCCAGTTAAAACATATTTTAATTCTTCTATAATCTTTATTTGGTCTTTCTCTATTTCGTCTAGTAAGTCCTGGTAGCCTTTTGATTCATTCTCGATATTGTTTTTCATGGTGTCCTTTAGGTTAAATTCTTTACCCCTCTATGTTTGCATGTAGTGCCAACTGTATTTGCAACATCTCCATTTAAAGAGATAGAAAGAAAGACTATATCTCCTTTAATGTTGTGAGGGGTAATCATTGTGGGTATCCTGCTTCTTTTGCTAATCGTTTAATTTCGTCAATAGATATAAACTTACTATACTTGAAGTCATATAATCGTATGCCTTCATCGACTATGTTTGATACTTCTTTACTTGGTGATAAATATTGAATATTTAAGATATTCTTTACCTTTAGATATATCAAGAGTTTGTTTAGATCATCTATTGTCATAGTAGTGTTATCTTTAAATGATTAGCCATTAGAAGTTCTCCTGTAATTCAGGGAAATGTTGGTCTAGCCCTTTTTCACGAAGTCTAGTTATGATTCGTTTATGGGTCGCAACATTTTCTTTTAGTTCTTTATATTGAAATCGTAACCAATTAACCAATAGATATTGTGTGTCATCTACTTTTACCATACCCATTTTCTCTTTAATCATTTCAGGGATTTGCTTATTGTAACCATTACAATAAAAAGCAATAGATTCCTCGTCATGTTCAAAGAATCCATCGTATGAACAGCTTGTGGTGATATAATACCATAATACTTTTTCTTGTGCTGTTAGCTTTCTAAAAAAAGCCTTTGAATTAATGTCAGCATCTAAAAATCGTTTTCTCATTTTTTTAACTCCTGTAGTTTTAGTATAAGTTTAAATATTCTCCAACCCCAATTCAAGTCTTTAATCTTGTAATGGTGTTCTTCGTATACTCCTTTTTCTTCTTTATCCAATTTTAATAGGATTGCACCTTTGATTTTCCACATCTTTTTTCTTGATACAAGCACTCCTGGTATAGATTTTGCTACTGGTGTGTTCTCAACAGTATATTTTTTGTCTATATGTTCATTCCAAAGTTGTCTATATGCTGCCAACTGAACTAAAAACTCATCATGGACTGCATTAGAGGTTTTCCAATCACAGATCACTAGCTTTCCATTGACTATTGCTACTGCATCAAATGTTCCACCAAATCCATATTTTTCAGATACTAACTTCATTTCAGTTTCTATAAACTTAACATGATTATCTTGTTGCCATTTATAGTATCCATAGTATGCAGTCTTGGCTTGGCTTATTTCATTCGGTGTGTAATCATCTAAGAGAACTGATCCACCTTTGATAAATTCCTCTATCATCTTATGGGCTAGTGTTCCTATTCTACCTGCTTCTTTCATTATGCCCATACTATCTTCGCCTTTTAGACAATGCTTTCGTGTCCAGCCGATTAAAGCCCCTTTACTCCAACCTAAATGTGCATTGATCAATGTGGTAACACTCTTAAGTCGTTTTCCTGATTTATTTTTATATATTGTGTGTGCCATTATTTTTTCTCCTATTTATTTTCTACTCTATCGCTTTGAACATAGTATTCTTCTATAAAAGTCTTTTTAACTCTATTATATTTAAAGTTCATGCCTTGAAATATATACCAACCTCTACCATATTTCTTTGCATTGGCTTCTTGTAGTAATTGTCCTTCTTTGCTATAAGGGTTAAATGCTTTGTAGTTTTTTATTCTATCTTGAATCGTTCCACTTTTTTTATGATATAAATCATACCATACTTGTTCTCGTTTATTTAATTTCATTTTTCATTCTCCTGATTTTTATGTGTTAAATCTTCTAATTCTTCTTCTAATCCAATAATAGTTTCTTTCAATTCTTTCATTTCTGCTAATTGGCATAACCAATCTTTAAATTCTAATGTAGAATAAAACTTTGCATTCATCTTAAATACATTTACTGGTGTTTTTCCTAATGGTATATCATCATATATTTGTTCCCACCATTTAGGAATCATTAATTTTTTCTGATCCTTAACTTCAAAGTGATATTTAAAAACTGGTGAATCAGGATTAATGTCTATAATATCGCCTTTAATTGACATTCCACCTGATTGAGGAGTTCTTCTTACATTCGTTCCTAAGTAAAGATTAATGTCTTTGGCTACTGCTAGTTCTGCTCTTTTGCCTTTTTTCTGTGAATTTATCATAATATCCTTTTTAGGAGAATGGGACAGCTACTATTCGATTTGATCATGTTAATTAAACAAAGGAATAAGAAGTAACTGCCCCAAAACTCAATTAAAATGGTAGGTCATCTTGACTATATGTCGAAGATGGTGCTACCTTTGGTTGTACTGGTTGTTCTACTATTTTTGCAACTGGTTGTTCAGGTTGGGTTTCACAAGCATCTAAATAAGCAGATAATCTATTAAAATTGTCTACAAATTCTTGTTGTGTCCAAACACATTTAAAGTATCTAAACTGTTCCATAGTCTGATTGAATATCATTCCATTTCTAGCAGGACTAACATATTCTTTATTTGTCTTTACAACTGCTTGTTCTGCTTTGCTTTCTTGTAACTTTTGTTCAAACTCATTTACACCATTAGCAACACCATTACTTACTGGTTGCTTGATGTTTTCATATTGAGTTTCATTACTCGTTTTCTCGACCTTCCAATAATTTCTCATTTGTCCATCTTTGGTAAATTCTTCCCAAGATAGTAAGAAATCATCTCCCACTTTCAACTCGTCCAATCGTCTTTTTAAAGCATCTGTGGCACTCAATTCGGAATCGTTTCCATTCATTAGCACTCTATAGTTAAACACATTAAAAGTTCTACCTTGCCATTCTTTTTCCACAAATACTGGATCAGAATTTAAGGTTAGCTTTATTGTACTACCTATATTCGCTTTTAAGTCCTTCAAATTAATAAACATATTTTCTCCTTTATTTTATATGTTCTGCAGAAGTTGGATTAGGAGTAAAGACCTTAATGGATTCATCAGGCTTACTTTCTGCATCTTTTTCTGCTTTTATCTTTTTATCTTCTACATCTTTACGAATTGCTCGTAAATCTTCTCTTAAACTATTCTCCAAAGTATTATCATGTGGCATTCTATCCAACACTTCAATCATAAGTTCTAATTCAAATAGGCTAAATTTTATACCAATCATATTAATACCAATATAGTTAATAGCCATAGTACAAGCACTACAAATAATCCTGCAATAACTTGTGCAATAAAAGATAGTACATCTCTTATGGTGTAATCTAGGAAGTTTTGATGCTCATCTTTACATAGACTATTGTTATATGCTATGTCTTGGCTTTGTGTTTCTAAAGCTAATTGTGATAGTTTACTCATTTCATTCTCCTTTTTTCTTGTTCAATATCCATGCAATGTTGGCACTTGTTATATACTGTGAAGTCATAAGTCGTATTACAGGTATAGCAAGTATTCATGATCTCTCGCATGAAATCTTTCCAAATTTTATTTCCAAATTCAATTAACATATCAAAATCAAATTAATAAATCTATTTGCTTAATGCAAGTCCTCTTTTAATTCTGCTTATACTTATGCTTAAACTTATATTTATACTTATGTTTCTTCTTACACCCTTACCTAACCCTTACCTAACCCTTAGTTATCCACAATTTAAAGCATAGTTATCCACAATTTGTTAATAATTATAACCCTTAATCTTTTTTTCGGTAAGACTTGCACTATTCCTTTTTGTATATTAATATTGTATATGTTAGTTAAACAAAAGGAGAATAAAATGAACAAAAGACAATTTAATGGTTGGATTAGAAAAAATGTCAAATTAATTGCTGATTGGAGAGGTTATTTATATGGGATATCTCTTGAAGAATTTGGTATAAACTTTAATTTATTATCAACTAAGAATAAAAAAGAATCAATACAAAAACTTATTGAATCTGATGAGTTATTTAAAAGATATAATGGCACAAGGCATACTGAAAAAAATGGGCACACTTATAACTTTACAGAAAACTATGATTTAGATTTGCAATATGGTTATGATTATAAAAAAATGTTATAATTGTTTTACCTCTACCTACAAAGAAGCCCCAGTTAAGGGGCTTTTTTGTTTATGGGGTGATTATATACCTTTCAGTATAAAAGTCTTGTAGTTACTGTATCTGTTGCCTCATTTTGATTTGTGTTGACCATCTTCCATCTGCGATTTCAGTAAATTGCATTGATTTATCTAATCTTACCCAATGATAATTTGTTCCATCAAACCAAACGAATTTCTTTGCTTCACCTTTAATTGCATCTTGCATCGTAATTAAGTTGTCTTTAAAAGTAGAACTAATATTCTGAAATCCAATCGTAGTTACTTCTTGTCCTGGATTTATATTTAAGGCATACTCAACTCCACCCAATGATTTCTGGATTGAGTTCTCGTAATCAATAGATGATTGGATATTGACATCAGGTTCTACTTCAAATGATAGTTTGCTACCAATTAGAACTTCTGATACATTGGTTACTGTACCTGCAAATATTGTATAAAATTTTGTTCCTGCAGTTTCTGTTAAATCTGTTGTTGCCCAACCTGCTGCACTTACTGCAGTTATTGTTCCTTTACTTGCACCGATTGTTGTATTATCGCTTATATGAAAGTTAGCACTTGTTCCACTTGATATATTATCATCTCCAGTAAAATATACTGCTGCAGCATTTGCTGTTACTGAAGATCCTACTGCATATTGGATTCCATCATTATTTGCTACTGCACTTAAAATTGTTCCAATATTCTGATCGCTACTTCGTTCATGGTCTGTTATTGCAGAACCTGGTGAAAAAACAGTACCATTAGATGTTCCTTCACTAACTGTATTATCACTTCTGTATTGATTAATTGAATCGTATATAAAATAACTTCCCATTATACTTCCCTCGTTTGAATTGTAACCTTACCTAAGGTTCGTTTTAAATTTGTTATTATGAACTTTTTTCCCGACCAGGCTTCTTTGAATAATCTACTTGGCATTGCTATGAAATCGTCGAAGGTATCTGATATTTCATCAAAGGGACTACCTATTTCACCAAAGGTTTCTTCACCAAAGTCTATGAAATCACCGACTTGTAGCATACCATACTTTTCAGGATTAACTAATGTTGCACTAACTGTTGTTTTATATTCCCCAAATAAACTCTTTCTGAAGTTTATCCAACTTGAATTTGTTGATCCAACTACATCATCTACTGCATCATATAAGAAATCTAAATTCATTTCTTGCTTTTGGTGTGAAGCATTGTTAAAAATAACATCATGATTTCCAGCACTAGATGAATCACCTGCATCTTCTAATTCATAGGTAGCTTCTTTTAAATATTGATTCTCAGCAGGATGCTTTTTGTAGTTAACGACGATATTAGTTTCAAGTGATTGTGTATTTGTAATTCCAAGTTCATACTGACTGATATCTATTTGGCTTAAATCTGCAGCTGCTACTGGACTATCAGGAATTGTAAAGTATCGTAAAGGTGAAACCCCACTAATTGCAGTTTGTGCAGATTGAGCAGAAAATTCAAAGAAGAAACAACCTTCATATTGAAGTTTGTTCATAATCCCTTCCAATGCTTCAGGCTCATCAAGTTGTAGCCTTGTCTTCCAATGGGTTGATGTTGGGCTTGTTAAGGTACTATCTCGTAGTTCTGCTACTGCCTTATATCCTGAATTTTCAATCTTAGCATCTGAATTACTATCGGCAACATTTAATATGCTATGTAATAATTGTCTGTGGATCGCTACTGGATTATCTAGGTCAGTTAATGTTGCTACTGATGAATATGCAGTAAAGCCTTCAGCTACAATATCTCTACCCAAATATACCTTATCAATTCCTGCATTAAATTCTTGTGATGCAATCGGTTCATTTGCTAAATCGTTTTCTGCAGTTACTGTTACATATATATTATTTAGAATAATATTGGCACTATCATAAGAGCCATCGTTTTCTGCATTAAATTTAAAACTTAAATATAATTCATCAGGCAAAGCATTATTTTCTAATATTCCTGATATATCTGTAGATGTTGGTAAAGCTACATTGGTTCTATCTACTTTATCCCCAATACTTTCTGTTCCTATTAATCTTACATCCCCTGAAGTAGAACCAAATCCACTACTTAAAGCATTTGCCAAATTAAAGAAAGCACCTTCTTCATTATCTACATTTTCCATAACTTGTGAATAAGTTCCTGAAATATCTAAAGTAATTGCAGTAATTTTACCAGTAACCTGTGGCACAACTAATTTTAATACTACACCTCTACTTACACCTGAAAAACTACTTGATGAGAAAGTTCCACCATCATCAGTATCTCCATTGTATGTATCTGCTAAATTTCCTGCACTTAAAGACCAACCTGTGCTTAATGTGGAAGTAACATCATCAGGCAATACTTTAAATACTCTTTTCATATTCTTTGGCACAGATACTGTTTCTGCACTATCTACAACTACTGTTATTCCTGCATTATCTAAATGTGTTGTTGCACTCGTGCTATTATAAGCCCTTGTAACAGTAAGTGTATTTGTTGAAATACTTGTAATAAGCATTTGTTCACTATCTATTTTAATAACATCATTTATTTTAAATTTAGTTCCATCATCTACATCAACACCTGTTTCAGAACTATCTAATGCTTCATTTAATAATGTAGTATTGGTATCAGTCAATTCAATAAATCGTTTCATACCTTTATCATAAAATTCTAATTTGTCTGCACTATTTGTTCCTTCAGGTATCATATAGATAAAGTTCTTACCATCATTCTTTAGGAATGGACAAGCATATACATCTGTTCCATTTGTGAATCCAGTATTGGCTTCATATTTTCCATATACTAATGGAATATATCTATTGTTGTATTGGTCATTAGCTGAACCTGATGTTTTAGTATTTGGTATAGATACATTCTGAAATGGTCTATTTGATATAACACTTAATACAATTGTATTTCCTCTATATCCAAAGCTACTTACCCTACCACTAAATATCTGTAAAGCATTCGCAGCAGTTCCATCATGGTCAATTTGAGATAAGATATTAACTTGTGCATTAATATATTCATTTCCTAACAACTCTAATAAAGTTGTTCCATCTAAATCTATATTAGCAATATTTAATGTTACACTTCCTGTCTTTGTAGTGAATCCTTTCAAATCAAGTGAATAGCTAACACTTGGCTTATTAAGGATCGCAGGATAATAGTTATCCCCATCATATACTGTTTCTGATAAACTAAATCGCAAATCAGGTGTATCGGTATAGGCAACACTTGCATTGGTATTCTTAAAGATTTGTACCAACCAATTTTCTGTCATGGTTGGAGATAGTTTTGCTGAATAATTAGAGTTTATAAACATTTATTCCCCTTAGTATATTAAGATATTTAATCCAATTTTTGATTCAAAGCTTTCAATGTCGTACATATTCAAATATCTACCTTCTAAAAATACTCCAAACTTATTCGTTAGCTTCCAACCATATACTAATCCTAGATCATAATCCATTCCATTCTTTGCTACTTCGTAATTAAATGAATAGTCTGACAATCCTTTAGTAATAGGATAAGCAGTTGCCCAAAAGTGAAACCAATTCTTAGGATTGTATTTATAATAGTCTGCACCTACTGATAAACTTAGTTCGTTTTGATAGCCTTTATCTTTTGCCCATTGTTCATTATAATCCCTTACAATTACTCCATAGACTTGCTTGTAAAATTGTTCGTCTGTGTTAGCAACAAGATTACCTTCTGCATCATACCATTTATAATCATAGTAGCTATAGCCGAATTGTGTAAACTGCTCTACGAACTCATCTGTATAGCCATAGAAGTAAGCAAAATCCCAAAATGGTGTAAAGTTAGTTGTATCTATTCCTTTTTCGTCCCACCATAAATCTATTGGTAGAAAGTCTAAGTATGTTGGGTGGCTTCTTCCTGCGACCCCTAATGATAGTGCTAAGCTACCTAAATTCTTTTTGTACCTTATATCTAGTCCTGCGAACTCTAAGTCCTCTAAACCTCGATAATCGTAGTTTGCTTTTATCAAAAAATTCTTACCTAAGTATCGTAACATATATTCTTGATTTGTAAATTGTTCTTCAAACTCGTTATGGTCTGAATATTCTACTACATATTCCCACCCAGTAATATTACCAATAGCAACACTTTCGTTGATTGGTGCTTCTTTACCTGTGTACCAAACTTCTGGCTTATTCTCATATCCAAATCGTGCTAACTTTCTAATACCGAAAGTCATAACACTATGGTTATCTCTTTCATCTAATATTTCTTGTAATTGTCCACCTGTAACTTGGAATTGTTGTTCCTTAGTTACTGGACTGCTAAAACTATAAGCACCATAGATGGTACTGAACTTAAAAAAGTCTTGTGCTACCAACCCACTTATTAACAATAAACTACATAGTATTTTTCTCATTGAAACTTCCTTAGTTGTATTTCATCAATTTCATTATTGATTTGTTTTAATATTGTATCTTTATCTAATTTGAATGATAATCCTGCTTCAAATCTTTTAATCTCTTTACCATATTCAAACATAATAATCGTTGGTACTGACTTAACTTTCCATTCGGCTGCTATTGTAGCACCATAATTAGGATCATCAATACTTGCATTAAATATAGCACAATTCTTTAGTTTGCTTAAATCCATATTAGCAGACATATTCCAATCTGCATTTACTTGCACTACAACACACTCATCTTGACTAAGCAACTGAACTTGTTGTAATGATTCTATCTTATCTTGTGAGTACAATAACGATGGCAATAAAACTAATCCAAGCCAAAGCCATTGTAACATAATATATTTGTTTATCATACATTCCTACTTACTGTTTAAGATATAGTTTTCAATGCTCTTTATGTCATCTTTCATTTCTGCTACATCTTTCTGTGTATCTAATACTGCATCTCTAATCATTTGGTCTTTTAAATCATATTCAGTTCTACTTACTGATGGTGGTGGTAACTTCTTTGCTTCTTCAATATCGGCTTGTAATGTAAACCACATACCGATAATCATTCCAAGTGTTACTACTCCACTTATGATTGTTTCAAGACTTAATGTTAGTTTAGTTTGTTTGTTGACTTCCACTTCTCTATCTCCTATAAATTAAGTTGTTCTGCTCGTCTAATAGCAGGGATTATACTGTCTACTACATATTCATCAACTACTGGTGCATTGATGTTAATTGTTATATTACTACCACTACTCGTAGGACTTGGTAGTGGTGTTACATCTATTCGTTCCATACCACTCGCATTATCACCTACTGTAACTCCATTACCTATTGGCAAAGTTGTTCTACCTTTTGTTACAAAGCTACCACCAGTTGGGAATGATAATAATTGATCTGTTACTTTACCTATCATACTACCTGCCCCTGCTGCTAATGCAAGATTAAGTGGAAATGGAACAGATTTCATAATACTTGAAATTAATCCTGCTTGTGATTCTGCTATTTCTGCTTTAACTACTGATATACCTGCTTGTTTAGCTGATTGTCCTTGAAGAATAGCAGATTGTAAGTTGTTTTTTATCTTTTCTTGATGTGCTTCATTTTCAAGTATTTTTTTTGCTGCAAAATATTCTTTAAGGTTAGTTTTTCTTTTAGTTAATCTAGAATTTTCTACACTATCTTCTTTTTCCAAAAATTCTAATCCTAAATTAAATCTAACTTCTAATGCTTCTTCTTCAAGTCCATAAATTGAATCTAGATATTGTTGATGCAAATCTAGTTTCTTTTCATTCATGCCTTCTTCTGTTAATGGACCTACAAATTCATCAAAAGTAGCAATTTGTGGACCAGCTTCTTTTCCAATAGAGTCCAAACCCTCTTGAAATTTATCAGGAAATTTTTTGACTTCGGTAATAAATCCAGCAAGTTTTTCTATTGAAATTTCTGTACCTGAAACTACATCTGATAAAAAGTTTACAAAACCAACACCTGGACCTTCTACAAATGAACCAGTAGCTGTTTTTAAATTTTCCATTGCTACATCTAATTGGGCTATTGACTCT